AGCATCTGACCATATTTCTAGCGGATTAGAAATGCTAGATAATTTTGTTGGACAATATCCTGGCAGTAATAATCTACGTGATATCAGTGGATTTCAAAATCTTACTAGACGATTCCTAAAACACTCTAGTCCCGCCCCACTGTCGATAGCACTGTTGTGCGACAAAGAAATCAATATCATCAAGTCTATACAGTATGCCAAAAAAGCCTATACAGATTTTAAAAACAGTTTTATCACGCTGGCCAATGAACTGTACTATGATCAAACTCCAAAAGATTTTGTGGATTCTATACTAGAAGAAATCAGCAGATCACAAAACGCCACCAGACCCTTTGCTGGATCAGACATGATCGGTAATGGGGCATATTCTACAATAGATTACACAGTAGAAGACACAGGGATCAAAACATTTGCACTGTCTGAAAAATTTGATCTTGCTACACTCAGTTCTCGAGCAGTCTACGTGTACTATAACAATCAACAGCTCTTACACAACAAAGACTATGAGTTTAATTCAACTTTTGGTTTTGTAAATTTAAAAATAGAACTTTTTGAAAACGATAAAATTCAAATTAGAGAGTATGTGTCCACGGCTGTAAATTTTATTCCACCAACTCCTACCAAACTGGGATTATATAAAAAATATCTACCTAAAAAATTCTTAGACGACACCTATGTTGAGTCGCAAGAAGTCATACAAGGACACGACGGTAGCATCACTGTAGCCTATGGTGATTTTAGAGATGATGTTTTACTTGAACTTGAATACAGAATCTACAACAATATCAAACAAGAATATAAAGAAAATGTATTTGACATTGATCTTATACTTGGCGGTTATTACGGAAATTCACAGTACAACAAAACTCAAGTTGACGACATTGTAAATGCTGAATTTTTGAAATGGATTCAAGGTACCAGTATTGACTACGTAAAAAATAGTTATTACGATTCTCAAAATTCTTTCACTTATACCTACAGCAACATGACTGATCCTACGGGCACAGTAAATCTACCAGGTTATTGGAGAGGAGTCTATCAATGGTTCTATGACACAACAAGGCCACATCGATCGCCTTGGGAAATGTTGGGATTCTCTGAAAAACCCATATGGTGGGAAAGTGAATACGGTCCGGCACCCTATACTTCAAATAATTTGATTTTGTGGGAAGATTTACGTGACGGTATTATTCGTCAAGGTGAACGTGCTGGCACACACGACAGATACAAACGTCCTTCAATCATGCAGCACATTCCTGTAGACGGAGATGGTCAATTGCTGAGCCCCCTAGATTCTGGCCTTGCTGGCAATTTTTCATTGGTCAATAATCAAGGAGCTTTTCAACTTGGAGATCTAGCTCCGGTAGAATTTGCATGGAGGTCCAGCAGTGAATGGCCATTTGCCATCATGTCAGTATTGGCATTGTTAAAACCTATGGAATTTATTGCAGACGGTTTTAACAGAAGCGCAGTAACCACAAATATTATTGGACAAACGGTCAATACAAATACGCAGATGTTTTTGACCATAGATGATTTAGCTTATGAATCCACTGTAGATCAGCCAGTGTCAGGGTTAGTAATTTATATTGTAAATTATTTAAAAAGCACAGCTACTGACTCTGCCAACCTAGAAAACAAATTATCAAATATTAATGTTAAATTATCCAATCGATTGGCAGGTTTTGTAGATCAGGCACAACAAAAATATGTATTAGACAGCAAGAATCCAAACTCGACTTCTAGTAATATTTTTATCCCGCCAGAAAATTATGACATAATCTTCAATGTTAGCGCACCGATTGCAAACCTTGTGTACAGCGGAGTAATTGTAGAAAAAACCAACCAAGGATACAAGATCAGTGGCTACGATAATTCCAATGCCTTTTTCAATTACTATGCTGCGGCACAGTCTCAGCGTGATCCTGTTATCCAGGTAGGGGGAGTCAGTGAAAATTTCTTTGATTGGGAAAGTGAAAAATTCTATGGCAATGGAATAGTAATTAGACATCAAAATCAATTTTATCGCAGTATACGCAGTCATACCAGCGGCACAGCATTTGAGGAAACTCCCAATAGCACAGCAACATGGAAAAAATTAACTGGAGCTCCTATCACCGGTGGCATCACTGCTTTTAGAAGAAGAAATTTCAATAAACTTAAGATAAGAAAATTATTCTATGGTGAAGTTGTGTCTAATATTCAAAAGGTGATAGATTTTATTTTAGGTTATCAAGAATACCTCAAAAGTGTGGGATTTATATTTGATTTTTACGATCCACAGTATCAAGCAGCCAGAGACTGGTTTACCTCTGCTAAAGAATTCATGTTCTGGAGTCAACATAACTGGTCTGAGGGATCTTTGTTGACACTAAGTCCTGCAGCATCATTGTTGAAAATTAACTTTGCTGTAGGAGTGGCGGACAACGTATTAGATAGTTTTTATGATTATCAGATTCTTAAGGATGATGGTACACCCTTATCCCCTCAAAACATCAATGTTAATAGAGACTTTCAAACCATAAGTCTATCAACTACCAATACCAATCAAGGAATTTATTTCTTGAAATTACACTATGTTCTCAAAGAACATGTGGTTGTGTTTGATGACCGCACAGTGTTTAATGATGTTATCTATGATAAGCCCACGGGATATCGTCAGGAACGCATCAAGAGCCGTGGATTCCGCACAGTGGATTGGGATGGCGATTATACCAGCCCTGGATTCTTGTTTGATAATGTGAACATACAGATTTGGCAACCTTTTACAGACTATAAACTGGGAGATATTGTTGCTTACAAATCATACAATTGGACCAGCAGATATAGTCAACTAGGCACAGCAGAATTTGTAGATGCCGGGTGGACCAAACTAGATTCCACCCCAACTAAATCCTTGATTCCAAATTTTGATTATAGAATAAATCAATTCGAAGACTACTATGAAGTAAACACCGACGGTGTTGGATCTAGTCAACGAAATCTTGCAAGACATGCCATAGGATATCAGCCTAGAGAATATCTTGAAAATTTAGCCGAAGACGAAATCACACAGTTTAGAATTTATCAAGGATTCATTAGAGAAAAAGGCACGGCCAATGCTATTGTCAAGGTGTTTGACAAAATCAGTCGAACAGATGATGATAGCGTAGTATTGAAAGAAGAGTGGGCATTTAAAATAGGCCAATATGGCGGTACAGATCAAACCAAAGAATTTGAATTTGAAATTAAAAAAGATGCCTTTCTTATCAATCCTCAACCTATACTAATAACCTACAGTGAAGATGCTGGTGTGGTTCTAGATCAATATCTAAGAATAAAATCTTCTAACTTCACTTTAGCTGATACTCCCTTTACTACCAATCTCAATCCATTAACTGACTATGACGGAATTACTAGGTCTGCAGGTTATGTTAACAAAAAACATGTAGATTTTATTCTTAAAAACAAGGACGACATTCTTGATCTAGATATTAGAACAGTGTTTGACAACACACACTTTTGGATTACATTTGATAAAGCTTCGTGGACGGTGTTGCGTTACAACGAAGAATTAGCTTTGAGAATCAGCAGAGTTGAAAAATTATCCGAAACTGAAATAGAACTAACATTTGAAAGACTGCATAATTTTGTAGTTGATGATATTGTAGGCATCACGTATGTGTTGAATCTCAATGGGTTTTTCAAGATTACAGCAGTTACACGCAATACCATTATTGTAGCACCATCGTCTACTGATGTTCCAGAAATAGAAGATAGTACCTCGGCAGTGGTGGGTATTTTTACTACAGTAAGATTCCAAACATACGCACAATTAGATGACCAAAAAACGGCATTGCTAGGTCTTGGATCAAAACTATGGGTGGACAACAATGGCGACAACAAATGGGAAGTCATAGAAAAAACCAAACAATATTCAACCTTTGAATTTTCTGAATATGGAATTACTGCCCCGCTTGGCACAGGTACCGCGGTGTTGTACCTGGACAGCCTCAAACAAATTGCCACTAGTATTCCGGACTCTGGTTACGTGATGATTTATACAGCGCAGACCGCCGGATCACAATTGATATTGAAACAGATAGTACCCCCACCTGACGATTTTGATACAGCAGTATTGGGTTCATTTGGTAAGGTATTGGCAGTAAGTCCTGATCATAGATGGTTGGCAGTTGGCTCACCAACTGCCAGCGGTGTAAAAAGTGGCTACCTGGGAGAGTTAAACCAGTTTGTTAGTTATCTTGTAGGCGAAACTGTGTTGTATCAGGGCAAACTTTGGGAAGCCGTGAATAATATCAGTGCAGGAGATGGCAGTTCTATAAATTTCAACAGTGAAGATTGGAAACCAGCCACTATAGTGAATGCCAATCCAGCAGCTAGAGGAAATGGATTTACAGATCAGGGCATGATCTCTTTGTATAGATATTCTCAAGGACAGTGGGAAATTACTCATAGTTTTGTAAGCCCTCGTCAAGCAGCATTTGAACAATTTGGCAGTGCTATTTCGATTGGTGTGTCCGGCAACACCTATTACATGGCAGTATCAGCAGTGGGTTCATTATGCGATCCGGCACTAGGCGCCAATACAGGTCGAGGTCGAGTATATCTATATTTCTACAACGGCACAGAATGGCAGCATTTAGAAAACACCAAGTACCTAGGAGTATATCAGACATCGTCTCTAGTATTGTATCCAGCTGGATCAATAGTATGGTATCAGGGAGATTTGTACGAATCTGTAGTTGACAATCAAGGCGGTGCAATATTGCCCACCGTGTTAACTAATTGGAGAAAATTAGATCCTGTGTCCACACAATGCTCATTGCCAACAAATGTGGCCATGGATGATGACGGATCAACGCTTGCAGAAGGCCTGTTGAGTTCAAGTCAGTTGGCAGAACTGGTCAAGGACGGAGATCAATTTGGTATAAGTTTGACCATGAGTCGAGACGGTGCGGTTCTAGTAATAGGCGCACCTAATTCAGACGGACAGTATTTTTCCAACTACAGAGGCAATTGGAATTTGTACCAGGAATATACAGAAGGTGATGTGGTCAAATGGCAGGGCGGATACCACAGGTTGATAGATGCAACCACATCATCTATTACCAGTCTAGCACAGTATCCAGATGCGGGATTGCCTTGGTCAAATGTAGGCGACAGTGCATCACCATCCACAGGCAAAATTTTTATATATGAAAGAGATGCTGGCAACAGATATTCTCTGTTACAGACCATTACCGCAGACTCACTGTCAGATATCAACGACACCAGCAACGGTGGAGTCATAGCGTCTGGAGATCAATTTGGATTTGCCATAGACATAGATGCTGCTGCTACTACCATTGTGGCCAGTAGTCCGTTAGCAGATATTACCAAACAGAATCAAGGCGCTGCCTATGTGTTTAAGTTTGACAGCGATTCTTCTGTGCGTCAATTTAGATTGAAACAAAAATTACAGAGTTTTGAATATTTTACCAATGAATATTTTGGTTCTAGCATATCTATAAGTCCATCTACAGAAAAAATTGTAGTGGCTGCCAAGAATGCAGGATACTCCATTACCACACAATTTAATTTCACAACCTTTGACAAACGCAGAACTACATTTTCCGATCCAAGAGGTTTTCCTGGACAGGTCTATGTCTATCAAAGAAAAGACACAGGGTATTTCTTGGTAGAAAAACTAGAAGCAGAGTTTCAGTCAGGTGAATCATTTGGATACTCCATTGACACCACCAGTTCAACCATTGTGGTGGGATCACCCACTTATCAAGTTGACGGTGCCCCAGCTGGACGAGTAAGACTATTCAAAACATCCGCCGATACAGAAAGTTTTAAAACTATTGGTCAACAAAGCAAACTTATAGATATTGATCTATTGCAAAACATTGAATTATTTGACAACGTCAACAACATAAAAATCACTGATCTAGATATTGTGGATGGATATAAACTAAAAATACTAGGACAGGCCGAGCAGGAAATCAGTTTCAAAACCGTGTATGATCCTGCAATCTATATCACTGCCACAGAAGAACAAGTCATAGATGAAACTCAGGCATGGTTTGAAAAACCTGTGGGACAGATATGGTGGGACCTTAGTACAGTAAAATATTTGAATTATGAACAAGATGATTTTGCCTATAGAATCGGCAATTGGAATTCACAGGTAGTAGGATCTTCTATAGATATCTACGAATGGGTGGCAAGTCCATTGCTGCCATCAGAATGGAGTATCTTAGCAGACACTGTGGAAGGTCTTGCAGAGGGAATATCCGGTCAGCCTAAATTCATAGATGACACTGTGTACAATACCAAGGTATTTTTTAACCCCAATACTGGTCTTGCCACAGGAACACTACACTATTATTGGGTTAAATTTAAAACTACCTTGCCGTCATTGGCTCAGCGAAAAATTTCAGCCAGTGCTATACAGTCGGCCATTGCCAATCCCATAGGTTCGGGCGCCGCATTTATAGCAGTGATAGGTGAGGACAAATTCTTAGCTTATAATTTGCCTACTGTGATAAGCACCGATACTGTGTTAATGAATTTTGAATACATTAAAAATCGCAAGCAATTGAATGCAGTTCACAGAGAATACCAATTGTTGACCAACGGTGTTGCTGACAGCCTGCCCACAGCCACGCTTGAAGAAAAATGGTTGGATAGTCTTGTGGGTGAAGATCGTGCCGGTAACACAGTTCCAGATCCAAAACTTCCCCAAAAGAAAAAATACGGACTCAGCGTAAGACCTCGTCAAAGCATGTTTGTGAACAGAGACAAAGCATTAAAAATTGCCATCGATAATATCAATAATATTTTATTGACTAGACCTTTTGCAGATACTATCAACTTTGAAAATCTCAATAAATTAGATCCTATCCCCGGGGAGCCATTAAATCAGTACGACGTTATTGTTGACACTAATATCGATCTCGAGCAAGTGGGCACTGTAAAAGTGCGACAAGCAGAATTTTCTGCGAATATTATAAACGGTGAAATTGATACCATTGATATTGTAGATCCAGGATTTGGATATAGAACTGTGCCATATGTACAAATCCAAGGAGATGGATTTGGTGCCACAGCAGTGATAACACTTAACACTCAGGGCAAGGTTAACTCTATAACAGTAACATCAAAAGGAAGAAAATATTCCACCGCCATAGTGAAAATCAGACCATTTTCGGTGTTATTGGTTAACGACAGCACAGCCAGTGGATTTTGGAGCATCTATGGTTGGGATCAACAACGTAGGATTTTCTACCGCAGTAAATCTCAGGGCTATGATACCACTGTCTATTGGGAATTTATAGATTGGTGGGCTGAGGGATATTCTCCGAGCTCAAGAATAATCAAAGAAATTGGCAACATCTATCAAGAACCTTCTATAGAGACCCAGGTGGGAGATTTGATTAGAATAAAAGAATATTCTATTGGCGGCTGGGCAGTGTTAGCAAGAACTGAACAGGGGCAAGGAACTCTGTTAGACAACTACAATCTTGTAGGCAAACAGCGCGGCACGATCAACATCAAAGATATATTGTACAATAGACTGGTCAACAGTTTGGGTTATGACAATGTAGGATCCTATGATGCTGCCCTGTACGATCTTCAACCAACCAAAGAATTACGATTTATTCTCAAAGCTGCCAAAGAAAATATTTTTGTTGACGATCTCACAGTGGAATGGAACAAGTTGTTCTTCTCATCCATCAAGTATGCTTTCTCAGAACAGACCTACATTGATTGGGCATTTAAGACCAGCTTCTTAAACGCCATACATAATGTTGGTGCATTAGAACAACGAAAAAATTACAAGAATGATAATCTACAAAGTTTTCAACAGTACATAGAAGAAGTAAAACCTTATAGAACCAGCATTAGAGAATATACCAGCAGATATACCAATATTGAGATCAATGGAGCTGCAACTTCTGACTTTGACCTGCCACCTGCCTATTCGGTTAGGGATGGAAAAATACTACCCGTAAATCAATACTATAATAGATTTGATGAATATCCTTGGAAGTCTTGGCAAGAAAACAAAGGATATTCTATCACTGCTATTTCTGTGTCCTATGGCGGTAGTGACTACACTTCACCTCCCACAGTACTGATTCAAGGCAATGGATCAGGAGCCACAGCACAGGCATTTGTTTCCAACGGCAGAGTATCGGGCATACAAATCATTACTGAAGGATCCGGGTATACCGGTATTCCTGTAGTTAGTCTTGTTGGCGGGAATGGAGCATCAGTCAACATTGCAAAGGCAGCCGCAGTGCTGGGCAACAGCAAGGTAAGATCTTTTGACATTACCATGAGATTTGACAGAACCAACAAAACAGGAACGTATAGTCAACTGTCAAATACTCAGTTGTTTACAGCCACTGGTTCAAGTGCAATTTTCAATTTAATCTATGCACCTACTAGAGATAAAACCAAGATTTCAGTGGAAAAAAACAATCAAGCAGTGTTGAATACAGAATATGAAATAAATCTTTACACATCCAGTACGGACACCTATGGTTTATTAAAAGGAAAAATAAAATTCTATATACCGCCTGCGGCCGGAGATATAATTGTTATTACCTATGAAAAGAATGATCTATTATTAGACAGCATTGATAGAATCAACAAATATTATGCTCCTACAAGTGGTATGAAAGGACAAGAATTAGATCAGCTAATGACCGGTATAGATTTTGGAGGTGTACAAGTTCAGGGTACCACCTTTGAAGTCACTGGAGGTTGGGATGCTCTTCCATGGTTTACTGACAGTTGGGACAGTGTAGAATCCAGCAATGACTTTTATTATGTTGCAGACGGTAGCACAACATTTGTATCCTTGCCTTATACTCCGGAAAACAATCAGCCAATATCAATCTATATCCAACGATCAGGAACTAATCGACCTATTAGAATCGACGATCCATTGTACGATCCTAGTTTAGATTCCAGTGTGCGCACAAATGCCAACGCAGAAATGCCAACATTTATCGGCGATGGTTCTACAAAAATTATAGAAATACACAGATATCTGAGTACTCAGCCTGGCGACACGTTGATCTTTAGAAAATTAGACAGCGACGGATCTGTAACAATCAGTGACGTAAATCTCTTAGACACTAGGATTAGTGGGGGCACACTAGCCAATATAGGCGGTGCCTATGTTTCAGCATCTGGAATGACTCCAGAAGAAATAGTGATAGATGGCGAAAAATTTGTCAGTCCGGATCAAGTGCCGGCACCTGAGGAAAATGTTCCGGGCCAAATTCTAGATAGTGTGAGTATAAAAGTTTTTAACAAAACTGATCCAGGAGCCGCTCCCTTACAACACCGTGGATACATAGGTGACGGATCCACTCGTAACTTCAAGATTGGACTTACCATAGTAGAATCTAAAGCAGTCACAGTATATGTGAATAAGATCAAACAGGAATATATCGGGGATAGCACTATTAATTTCAGTATTAATTTTGTGGAAAATGAAATTGAATTTAATCTTGCTCCCGCAATCAGCGATATAATAGAAATTGTATCTATAGGCATAGGCGGTATTGGCATAATTGACTACCAAGAATTTGTAGCCGACGGTACAACAAACTTATTTTTAACCAATGCTCAGTATGCGCAGACTTCAGCAGTGCTGGTCACGCTAGATGGCGAAGAAATAGATACCGGATTTGTAAACAGCTCTGATTTTATCAGTGTTGAAAATAAAACCATGGTTCAATTTGGAATATCTCCTGGATTTAGGCAAGTAATAAAAATAATATGTTTTGAATCCAGTGAATATTCAAATTCTAACAATCTCAGTTTTGTTAGAATAAATCAACAGACTGTGCCATTTGACGGCAGTACTCGTAGTATTCCTGTGGATCAATTTGTTAACCTACAACGGTCATCTGAAATATCTTCGGTGCTAGTCAATGTCAACGGAACTTTCTTGCAGGGAATCGATACTACCTATCTCGTATATGATGGCACAAACAATAATATTACCCTAGGAGTAGATCCTGCAGAGTCTATCGGAACTATTACGTCGGGCGGTATAAAGGTCTATATCAACGAAGTGCTACAGCAGTTTGTGATTGATTTTACCTATAACGGAAATGCAAATTTAATCAACATTCCTGCAGAAAATCTCACACTAGGCGATGTTATAAGAATAGAGACTAATGTAAGAGCCGAATATTCTATAGTTGGAAATAATCTGGTAATTCCTGCCACAGTAAATCTGTCTCTCAATGATGATATACAGATAATCTGCTTCAGTGAATATCCTACACTGAATATGATTACAGATGAATATACCGGAGGTCGAGTACAGTACCAATTGCCAAGACAGCCCATAGATGAGAATTTTGTTTGGGTGTACAAAAATGGTCAACGTCTGACCAAAGACGCAGACTACAGATTAGATGCTCCGAGATCAGTGATATATTTCACAGAAGATTCAACCAGCAACGATCTTATAAAAATAGTGCAGTTTGGCAACATCATATATAAACCAAATCGTGCATTTGAAATTTTCAAAGACATGCTTAATAACTATCATTACAAACGGCACTCAATATCCAAAACTATTAGATTAGCCAAAGCACTGACCTATTATGACACTGAAATTGAAGTCACTGATAGTAGTGAACTATCTGATCCTATACCGAGTAGAAGAATTCCCGGAGTGGTGATCATCAACAATGAGCGTATTGACTATTTTGAAAAGAATGGCAATATTTTGTCACAGATACGTCGTGGTTGTCTTGGCACAGGTATTGCAGACATCCATGCTGTGGACAGTTATGTTATAAATGCAGGAGCCAATGATACTCTGCCCTATACAGAGAATCAAGAAAAATCTAATTTTATTGGTGACGGCAGTACACTGTTGATTGGGCCTCTCGAGTTTACTCCAACGCAGGCTACTAGATCAAGTTGGTACAGGGATTCGATTCCTAATACCTACGGTCCTTGTGATGAAATTGAAGTTTTTGTTTCAGGCAGACGATTACGTAAAAATCCTTTAGATGTATATGTGGAATCTAATGGAGCCAGCAGTCCATCGGCAGACGAAATTGCAGAAGCTGAATTTTCAGTGAGCGGAACTACCCCATACATCAGATTGACCGAACCTGTGGCAGTGGGAGCTAAAATTACAATTATAAGGAAATTGGGAAGAATATGGTATGAGAGAAGTGATTTTTCTGCCAGCAAAGGAGTGACACTGTTGTCTAACCGTACTCCTATTGCAGAATTCATTGCTGCCAAGACCTCTGAATTGCCCGAATAAATACTACTATGAATAACCAACAAGAAAACATCATGCCAAACAACAACGAAAAACCCGAAAAATTGCCCAATGAAACCGGCGGATTTCATTTTGAAGGTCATATAAAAATATTTGATCCAACCAGCGGTGAAGTTTTAATCGACAAAAGAAACGCAATTCATTATGAAAATATGAGCGTGGCCATGGTTAACAGTCTTAGCAATCAAGGTCAAGGCACGCTATATCAAATGGTATTTGGCAACGGCGGCACCAATGTTGATCCCACAGGTCTTATCACGTATCTAACACCCAATACAGTGGGCATAAACACCAGCCTATATAATCAAACATTCCAAAAAGTCATAGATCAAACTGCTATAGAAAACGTAGATCCCATAAGAAATAAAATGCAGATCCGCCATGTCAGTGGAGCCACCTATAGTGATATCATTATCAGTTGCATTTTGGACTACGGTGAGCCAGACGGTCAGGAAGCATTTGACAACAGTGTGGATATGAGTGGTAATTTTGTGTTTGATGAATTGGGATTAGTATCCTTTAACCCATCGGGAACTGGAAAGTTGTTGACACATGTGATATTTCATCCTGTGCAAAAGTCACTGAACAGGTTATTGCAAATTGACTATACAATACGTATTCAAAGTTTAACCAGTTTCACTGAGGTATAAAGATGCCATATATTGTTAATTTTACAGACAAAGACAACAAGTTGCCGATCACGGTATACGATAATACTTCCAGCACAGATACCAGTTTGACATTTCCTGGTAGAAACGTAACAGGATACGGCCAGACAATAGCTGAAAATTTTTTAGCATTGTTGGAAAATTTTGCCAAAGAAACACAGCCAGTAAATCCTGTTGAGGGACAACTGTGGTATAACACCACTGACGGTGTGCTTCAGTTGTGGGACAGCACAGCTTGGAAGGCAGCTAGCAACATTCAAAAAGGAGGAGTTGAACCTTCTACCGAACAGTCAAAAGTTGGAGAATTATGGGTTGATACTACCAACCAACAACTTTATGTCTATTCGGGCACACGTTGGATTCTAGTTGGTCCTAATTTTTCAACAGGCTTACGAAGCGGTCCTCTTGTAGAATCTATCACAGATTCAGATAACGTATCTAGAGTGCTACTGATATTTTACATTGAAGATATTCCAGTAATTATATTCAGCAAGGATAGTTTTACTCCAAAATTATCTCTTTCAGGATTTATTACCATCAAGTCTGGACTAAACATCACAGAAAATAATATCGGTCTCGGCGGGTTTGATACCAAAATATATGGAGCTGCAACATCTGCCGAGTCACTGATTATATCAGATGTTGAAATTCCTGCTGCTAAATTCTTGCGCTCTGATATTGTCAATACCACTGAATTTGGCATCAATGTTAGAAATAATCAAGGGGTTACAATTGGAGTCAATGGTACATTCAGTTTTACCACATCAGATGTAGCTTCTAGAATTTATGATTCAACCCCTGGCGGCAGTATCGATCTACAAATTAATAATGATGGTATTCCATCTACAGTGCTGCGAGCAATTGGCAACACTGTGGGTATCAATGTGCTATCGCCAGATGAGGCTTTACATGTTGACGGCAATATTAAAACTAATGGTTCACTAATTCTAACAGGTACCACAGCAAGTTCTAATTTCAACAACGGTACATTTAGAACCGCCGGCGGAGCTGCCATTACAAAGAATCTAATTATCGGAGATGGACTCAAAGTTACCGGAGTCAGCGAATTTGATAATACGCAGCCAGCCGCCACCGATTTTTATGACAGTGGTACAGTGTTGAAACGTTGGAAAAATGTTAGAACCAAAAACTTAATTGCTGAAACCATTGAAGGAGTGCTGACTGGAAACATTGTTGGCAATGCATCTACAGCAACAAACTTAAAATTTACATCAACATTTAAAATGGAAGGAGATGTAACAGCTCCATCTTTTACATTCGATGGCCAGGTAGGCGGAAATACCAAAACATTTACCACCACCCTGACCTCTGCATTGATTAGCAGCAAGGATGAACCTTTTCCTTTAATATCGACCCCCCAAGATACTGTATTAGTTTTTAGACCTAGCCTTGGCCTGATCAAAGAAACACGAAACACTTTTGTTGCTGATTTAGCTGTGCCAATTGGCGCTATATTGCCTTATGCCGGGGCACAAGCCCCATATGGATATATTTTATGCGACGGTAGCGAACTTGAACAGACAAAATATTCTAATCTATATGATGTTATTGGCACAACCTACAATGGAGTGACAGCTCTTAACGGCATCAATACGTTTAAGGTACCGGATCTCAGAGGTAGATTTCCCCTTGGCAAAGACAATATGGATAATGCTTTTACTGTGCCCAACAGCACAGGAGGCTTTATTGATGCAGGTGGCGGAAACGTTGATAGAGTGTCCGGCACCGCTCCCGACAATCTCGGTGACAACGGCGGACAAAGTGCCAACACACTCACTGTGTTGAATCTACCAGATCATGAACACAACATGAAAGGATCAACTGGACAGCAATATTTTGCAACTAGAGTAGATAGTGCTATTCCTAGCGATACTGGATCTTTCTCAGAAAAAGGACCAACCACAGTGGGGCAAAGTCAATACATCCCTAGTTCAGGTGGTATCAAAACATCCGGAACACTGGGTCAGGAGTTCAGTGTTATGAATCCGTTTTTGACATTGAATTATATTATTCATTCTGGTCCGCCAGCATTCTAAGGTAAAAACAAATGGCATATACAATTAACAAAACTGACGGAACAATTTTAGCCACAGTGGCAGACGGTCAGATAGATGAGTTATCAACAGATCTTACACTGGTAGGAAAAAATTACAGTGGCTTCGGTGAATCAATAAATGAAAATTTTGTTAAACTGTTGGAAAATTTTTCTAACTCTAGCCAACCTACAAGTCCTGTTAGAGGACAGATTTGGTTCGATATACGTGAATTAAAATTAAAAGTCTACAGCGGAACCGTTTTTGTGCCAGTGAGCTCTGCCACAATATCTAATCAACAACCCTTGAATCTAGGTGTGGGAGATCTATGGTTCAATGACGTGGCCAAGCAGTTGTATTTCTTTGACGGCACAAATACTATATTATTGGGGCCAGATTATTCTGTGACTCAAGGCATCAGTGGTTTAAAGGTAGTGAATATTCTAGACTCACTGAATCAAAATCGAGTGGTGGTATATCTCTATGCTAACGGTATATTGTTAGGTATTTTTTCCAAAGACGCATTTACTCCTAAATTGCCCATTGACGGATTCAGTGGCAGTATCATACCTGGATTCAGCGCAGGAACATTAACCAATCTTAAATTCAATGTCACTGTGACAAACAGTGAAAAATTAGGATCACAACCTGCAAGCCTATATGTTAGAAATGACACCTCAAACATTGTCAACGGACAGATTATTATTTCTTCTAATCTAGGGTTGATTATTGGAGATGCTAATCAAGGACAGTTCCAAGTTCAAGATGGTAATTTAATCATTGCCAACATTGCGTCAAACAAGCAGATGTCTTTCAACGTTAGACGAGATGTTATTGCAGAATCAGCAATTGTTATAGAAGCTGATGCCCGTCGAATAAGTTTGTATGATGGCTATCCTACTAGTGAAGTACAAATAGGCGGCAGCCTCATAATACAGGGAGACCTAACAGTGAATGGGGATGTGGTCACTGTGAATACCAGCACTGTAACTATTGAAGACAAAAACATAGTGTTGGCTAAACAAACCGGTATCGTGCCTACAAATGCAAATGCTGCAACAGGCGGTGTAATTTTACAAGGAGCATCGAGTCATGTATTTTTATGGCATGATGTTGGTCAAGCAGCACAGGCTACTAGCGGTACTGCAACTGCCGGAGGCTACAATGATGCTCTGCCTGCATTGGCTAGTGCTGCGTGGACCAGTTCAGAACACATAAATTTAGCCACAGGCAAAGAATTTAAAATTGACGGAGTAACTGTGTTGTCGGGTACATCACTGGGTCCAGGAATTACCAGCATTCCGGGTGTAACTAGCTTTGGTGTACAAACACAATTATCTGTAGACAGTCTATATCTCAATGATGCAGCTATACAAGTAACAACATCAAACACTGATTTATCATTGCTTATTGACGGCACAGGCGGACTTAATCTAGGCAGCAAACGAATTAAATTGGTTGCAGATCCAACTTCCGCACAAGATGCTGCTACAAAAAATTATGTTGATAATACAATCAAAGCTAGAAGCATTGCGCTTAGCCTAGACATATCTGACGGTATTTCTAATGCAGGTATTGCCACGCTATTAGAACAAATATCACCGGTAGCAGAGTATAACAATGGCACCATTGCTAGAGTGCTGTGTTCACTGTTGATCAATAGTACTACCAATCTCGATATCAATCCTTTGCTGTCGACCTCTTCAACTGAATTTGTGACCCCAACAGGTACAGCGTTCGGTATAAACAACGTCAGTTTTACCACAGCCACTGTGGCAGCGCCTGGCTTGGTAGTTTCGAGGATAGTTAAAACATTCCAGATTATTTCTGGCGCATGGGTATTTGTATCTTAATGGTTAAATATGTAACGGAGCGATAAATGGCATATATCATAAACAGATTTAGCGGTCAGCAATTAGTAGTGCTAGAAGATGGCACACTAGATACCTCAACCAGTCTAGGATTGCTTGGCAGAAACTACACTGGCTATGGTGAAACACAAAATGAAAATTTTTTGTTTTTGCTTGAAAATTTTGCCAATGAAAATCCACCGTCTAGACCAATCACAGGACAAACATGGTACAACACTGATGTCGGTGCACTAAATGTTTATAGTGGTACAGCCTGGACTCCTGTGGGATCTGCCATCACCAGCAACACTGAACCTGAAGGGTTTGATGGTGGTATTTGGTACAAAGATACCACCGACCAACTTTTTGTATACGATTCCGGATTATGGAAATTGATAGGACCCGAAGCCATTGAAGGTTTTGGCACAACCAAGATTCTAGCTGAAACAATTATAGATAGCAATGGCACTGCCCATGCAGCTATCAAGGTGGTAGTAGATGGCACAGTG